AATGTCTGCTATATGTACATCATTAGATTTAAACGCAGGTGTAGAAGAGAATACAAGCTATTCAGCATCCTTTGAGGTGACTGGTGCAATAGTGAAGACAACTAAAGCATAATTAAAATACCTAACATGAAAACAATTATAATTGCCAATACGACTATTCCGATTAAATTTGGAATGTTCGTGTTAGGTACATTTCTAAGGGAGAGGAAACTTAAATTAAGTGACCTTTCCCTTTTAGGAGAAGATCTCTTACTTGCCCTTGAACTTGCCTTTACCGGTGTTGAACATGGTTACAAAGCCAAAGGGGAGAAATGCCCTTATACTTTGCAATCCTTTTGCGACTTGGTAGATACAGACATGGGAGGAATAACGCGCATTATGGAAATGATTTCAAATGAGATTTCACCACCAGAAGATGAGAGCCAAAAAAACGTAGTGGCGAAGGAGGAGAGCTCACACTTGAATACATCGAACGCTTTTGTTTCGGAGTTTTAAGGTTTCTTCCTTCGCAATATTACGAAATGAGTTTAAAGGAAGTTATTATAGCCATGCAAGGTTATAATAATCACTATGAACAAAAGGAGCAAACAGAATGGGAGAGAGTTAGATGGCAGACAACACTTTTACTAAATGTTCATACGGCAAAAGGTAAGAGTTTAAAGCCAAAGGATTTAATTGAATTCCCATGGGAAAATCCTATTAAGAAAGAAACTAATAGAAGTTTGACAAATAATGACAAAACAATATTTGACAAATGGGATAAAGAGTAGATAATGGCATTAGGTAAACTAAATTTAAAACTTGGCATTGATGTATCCAATCTTGAAAAAGAACTTGGCAAGGTTGAGCGTAGTATGTCAAGATTTGGTGGTAAGATGCAAAGTGTAGGTACTACATTATCACAGTCACTTACCTTACCTATTATTGCACTTGGAGGCGCAGCTTTAAAAAGCTTTGCCGACATGGAGAGGTTAGAATTAGGATTAACTGCTATTATGGGAAGTAGTAAGGCAGCTGAAGTAGAATTACAAAAATTAAGAAAAACTGCTGAGAATCCAGGTCTTGCTTTACCACAAGTTGTACAAGCATCATCTACATTACAAGCCGTTGGTTTAAGTGCAGACGCAGCGCGAGAAACTATATTGCAGTTTGGTAACGCTACTGCCAGAGCAGGTAAAGGAGCAGTTGTTTTTGATGAGCTAATATTTGCTTTTTCTAAAATACAATCTACTGGTAAAATAACACAAGAATCAATAAATCAAATAGCTGAAAGATTACCAGGGTTTAGTACATTATTACAAGAAACATTTGGAGCATCTACGGCAGAAGGAATAAATGCGACAGGTATATCTGCTGAAGATTTCTCTAAGAAAACAGTAGAGGCATTATCTAATTTACAAAGAGCTCAAGGAGGTTTAGGAAATAGTTTTGATAACTTAACCGACAATATTACAGCATCACTTGCAGAACTTGGTAAAGTAATAAATACAAGTTTAAATGTAGAAGGAATTTTTATAGCGTTATCAGATAAAATAAATTATTTAGTACAAGGTTTTAAAAAATTAAATCCAGAGACACAAGGATTTATTGTATATGCTGGCTTAATTGTAGCAGCTATTGGTCCTGCAATTTTTATAGTAGGTAAAATGATTACTACTTTTGGTGCATTAGCAGGTACTACCAAAATGATTATTGAAACCTTTGGAAAACTAAAAGGTACTATTATTAAAGCATTTACAACTATTCTTGCTAATCCTGCTATACTTGGTATTACTTTAGCTATTGCTGCTATTGGTGCAGTTGCTTTGTATGTTTATGATAACTGGGAGGCATTTGCAAGTAGGTTTACAAATATTTGGATAAACATTAAAAACAGTGCAAACAAGGGAGTAGCTGATTTTATGATGGCTATTGATAAGCTACAAAAATCATTTGGTGTAAAACTATTTGACGTTAGTGGGCTTACGTCTTACACAGCAGAGCAAAAGGTAGTACAAAAAGAATTTAAAAGTATAGGAGAAACAGTTGATAGTTTATCTGGTAAATTAAAAGGTTTATTTTTAGCTAAACCGAAAACTGGTACAACAGATGAAACAATTATAGATAAAGCTAAAACTGATACTGGTGGTGGTACAGGAGGAGCAGTTAAAATAGATAAAAGTTTATTTAAATTTGATGGTTACAAAACTTTAACTGAAATATCAAAAGCAAAAGAAGATTTAGATAAAGCAGTATTAACTGAACTTGGGCCTAAAATACAAGAGCAATTAGGTTTTACAAATAAAGGATTAGATGCAACGTCAAGAGGAATGAAACAAGCAGCTATTGATGTAGCTGTTTTTGGGCTTGCAATGAAAACTAATGCTCCTGCTTTTGCCGAACCATTTACAGCAGCTGAAGAATCCGCGGCTAAATTACAAGATAAGATTATAGATTTATCAGATGCTTTTACAAATATTTTAAATGGAGCGTTAAACGATTTAGCAGTTGGATTTGGTGAGCAATTAGGAAATGCTTTAACTGGTGCAGGTTTTGGAGTTAAAAATTTACTTGTGCCATTAGCTGAAGCAATTATATCATTTGGTAAAATGGCTATACAAGCAGGTATTACAGCATTAGCAATTAAAAAGGCTCTTACCTTAGCACAGGCTCCTCTTGCGATTGCCGCAGGTATTGCATTAGTTGCAATAGGTACTGCAATTAAAAATGGAATAGCTACACCGAAACTTGCCGAAGGCGGCTTGGCAACAGGGCCGACCATGGCATTAGTTGGAGACAACAGAAACGCAAGGGTTGACCCGGAAGTAATTGCTCCTTTGTCAAAGTTAAAGTCAATGATGGGAGACATGGGCATGGGAGGAGTGTTGGAGACAAGGATAAGCGGAAATGATTTAATTATATTGTTAAACAGATCTCAAAAGGGATTAAGTAGAATACAATAATGGCTGTAAGGTTTGAAACTACTGTATATAATGAGAAAGGCAGAAAGATTAATGTTGCTATTAAAGACAATGTTTTTTCTGGCATGACTTATAGTTTTGATACTATTTCTTTGTCATTACAATACGATAGCGAAAGCCAGCAAGGACAAGAAAGATTTACTCCTATTATCGGATCATCATTTAATTTATCTTTATTAATTAATAATAACGATTTACAAACATTACTTCTTGATATTGGATTAGCGGTTGAAGGGAGGTTTACAATAGATTTAACTGCTTATGAGGATGATAATACGACAGTATCTTTTAATTGGTATGGTTATATAGTTACAGATTTAGTGCAATTTGAGGATGTGCCTTTGTCTATTGGATATGTTGCTCAAATATCTGCTATTGATGGATTAGGATGGCTAAAAACTTTAGACTATAAAAGTGCAGTAGGGCCTTACAATGGACAAGACACAGTAGTACAACATATTTTAAACTGCCTCAATCAATTAGATTTTGTACAAACTGAACTGGTGGCAAATAGCTTGCCAGTGCTGCACACTGTTTTTAACTGGCATGAAAGCACATTAACATATAGTGCAAATAATGATTTTGCTTTAAAAACTGCAATACAACATAGGGCTTTTTATCACATTGACACAAAGAAAAATTATACTTATCAAAGTTGCTATGATGTAATTAAAAAGATATGTCAAGCACTGGGAGCAAGAATTATATTTAGCGGTAGTCAATATTGGTTTATTCAGATTAATCAATATGCTAACAATCCATCATCATTACGTTATTTTAAATATAGTGCTTTAGGTGTACAAACATCTGGCACTTTTACTGATGACTTTACTTTATCTAACGTACAAGATAATTTAGGAAGTAGTGATTTAATGAGATTAAGTGGTGGGAAATGGACTTATTACTCGGCTTTAAAAAATGCTTTAGTACGTTATAATCATAATGCTAAAAAGAATTTAATGCCTGGTGTGGTTTATAACTACATTACAAATACAGATCCTGTTATAGTTAGAACAGATACATTAGATAGTACAAACAATGAAGCTAAACTTAGCTATACAGGAATGTTATATCAAAGAAGTATTTGGTCAACTGGAGGTGGTTTTCTTCCTCATATATTTGTATATGCTGTAAAAGTTGCATCTATTATTGATTACATACCATTAATGGGTTTTAATATATTACAGACCTGGACACTTGGAAGTGGATGGAGTATATTAAATGGTAGTTTATTTGCTACTACAGTTACAGGAGTAGTTGAATGGACAGGCAGCGCGGTTGTTTCTAATAGATATTATTACGTTACTATAAAAGTAGGAACTTTGCAGCAAGGTGAATTAAGATTACGCATTGGTGGAGTTACTAAAACTATAACTACTGAAGGGGATTACGAGTATAAAATTTATACAACAAATACAGATGCTTTTAAATTAGATTCTATATCAGCTTTAAAATTTACTGGTGTTATTGATAATTTGCAAGTTAAACAAGAAAGTAAATATTTAAAAAGACCAGTTACTTTTACTAATGGTTTTAATTATCAGTTAGGTGCTGCAAGTTGGGAAAGTAGTTTTTATGAGTGGGAATTTGTAACAGACATTATAAATTTAGATGGCACTGAAATTAATAACAAAACTATTTCATTTGACACTTTAGCTATTCCAGAAACAGGAGAATATGTTTGGGAGATGCGTCTTAAAGAAGTTA